CAAGTCCGGCTTGAAGAAGACCTTTGTTTGAGAGGAGTTTGTCAAGGAGTGATTGCCCTTTAGTCCCCCCCGTTTGTGTACCAAAAGGGTTGCCCGACATGATACCGCCGGGAGCAACATCAGCTTTAGCTTGATCTGAATACCCCGTCATCTCTTCAAGAGACATACCACCAAGGAGCGCACCCTTTAAATTCGCTAACTGTTCCGGCGTATATTGATCTCCATACTCTGCCACAAACTGACTATATAAAGTATCAACTTCGGGTAATGTTAAATCACCGTATAGATCAGTAAATTGAGATAGTGAAGGGCTTACAATACTCTCACCAAAATCCCAAGACTCTCCACTATCATCACCAAATAGTTCGTAGCCCGGATCGTCATCAGCGTTTGCATAACTAGTCATCATCTACCTCCCGGCCTACGCTTCTGCATCAAAGCTGGCCCTGCAAATTTCATAAATTCATTAAACGCTTTGGGATCTACGCCCGCAGCCTTTACACCCTCACCTAAAGCAGTATTAATAGCTATACCTTTTATGGCAGCAGCAGGGTCAAACTTCCTACCAAGTGCAGCAGATGTTAACGCTTGTGTAGATAAGGCTTTAGCCGGAGTTGCTAACGAACCAAGACCTTTAAAAAGATCGGGGGCTAGCGCGTTCATACCTGCACCGATACCACCTGACACTGCACCAGACTTAAACCCCTTGGAGAAATCCCCGCCCATTAACTTTGAAATACCGCCTTGAGTAACGCCAGAAACTAAGGCTTGAGAAAGAATTGACGGAAGCCCCGCAGCAGTTAATGAGCTTGTAACCCCGCCAAGTAATCCACCAATACCGCCCATAGGTAAAGTAAGTAAACCAAGCATAGGGGCGGCTTGAGCAAGTGCTCTTTTGCCTTGATTTTCCCTTTGATAAACACTAGGGCCAGCAGCAACAATCTTCCCCGTTTCAGGATCAAACGTCACTGTGGGGTCAAGCATGACCCCCTTGTTACCAATATCAAACCCTTCATTTTTAGCGTAATAGTCGCCATATTTCTTACCAGCAACAGCAGGGTTATAGACAATCTGGCCCTGTTTATTTTTAGTAAACCCTAACTGAGCAAGCCGGTCTTCGGGGGTTACATCAATTTCTTCACCGGGGCCACCTTCTACATTCGTGTCTAGGCGTTTAGTAACACCTTTACCTAACTCTTCTTTATATTGCTTCAGTACATCTTCACCAATCGTGCCACCTACATCCCCTAGTGATTTTTGATACTCAGCATAGGCTTTTGCCGCAGGTTCAGACCACTCTTTCATACCCTTAGACGCAAGGCCAGCACGAATCCTGTCAAGACCGTAAGGATCTTTTTGCTGTGCAACAAATTGCTGGAAGGCAGCTAGTGGGTTAGCGGAAGTGCTCATGATCAGGGGGGTGTTGGGCGTGGATCAGGCAACGGTGCTATGAAGTTTACCGCTAAAACGCTTGATGGTATACCCGGATGAGGGGCTGTAGCTGCTTCTGCATCGAGTCGTATATCCGTACTGTCTGAAGCTATCTGTAGCTCAATGTATTCACCAACATCAAGATCGATATTAAAGTTCCAACTAATTTCAGCGTAGTGATTGTTGTTATGGAACGTCCAAGCATGGGTTGAGTAGCCTATATCTGTTCCGTTTCGTGCAATCCAAAGGTAAAGATTTTTATCCGCCGCGCTTGTCGTTTTAACCTGCCCTGAATACTGAAAGTTGTATACCCCAGAAATTGTTACTTCAATTTCAGACGTACTTCCTGATCTAAGTTGCACAGCGTTATTAAGGTATGTGGTGTTAAACACCACGGGGTAAGCTGTGTTAGCCGCAGCAAAAGTTTGATCCGCTGTGTTAAAGAAAAGTCCGTTAGGGCAGTCAATAAACTGCCCCCCATCAGGCCCAAACAAACTTTGCAAATTACCGCTAAGCCGGTTGAAGTACAGGCGCAAAGCATTGTTGTTAGCTTCGTGATAACGGGACTCGTACTCCCTTGGTGCTAACGGTAAGTTAGGAGGCGATGGGTTTTGTAAGTTATTCACTCTTTACCTACGTCCGTCCTGTCTAATATCAATTCGTGGTGCACCAAGCTGCCAAGTTGTGCCCAAACCATCAGAAGATATTTCAATAATCATCTGCCGCCCACGGATGCGGGTGTAAATAATATTAGTGAACTGCTCAATCGTAACGGTTGATGTACGAGCAACAGCTTTAGCAGCCTCGGTGTTAAATCCAGACCCTGAACCGTTCATGCCATACATGGTCATTGTGACTTGCGGTGTAGCAGCAGTTGAACCCTCAAACGTAAGGTCAGGCACCATGCGCCATACAAACCCAAAATGCTCTCCATCATCAATATCAAATTCAGCAGATTCAATGTAGGCTGTTATGGCTGTGGGAGTACCTGTAGCGTTGTCGTCTACGCCTCGTTCGTGATCCACAATGTTGTAGTTATAGGTTGCAGCTTGTGGGTAATCCCTTAACCCCGAATCACTCCATGCTGTGCGCCCAAGCGAACCGTAGTACCAAATATCTTCAACGTAGTTATACACAACATACGAATCAATCGTAGTAACCCCAGCAGAACAATAAAACCACCATATTTCGTTGAAGCCCTCATTTGTTCCGGCAAAAACTTGATCGTTCTGAGCAAGATTTATATTGTTGAAGATATGCCTGCGAAGATCACAACGCTGAGTTTGTACACGCCCATCGTAAACGTAAAACTTATCCACACCCATCCAATAAATACGACCAGAAGCAAGCGCCGTGGCATTGGGGCCAATAATAGATAAGTTACTGCCTAAACTCTGTGCGCCCCATATATACGGGGGGCCGATATATTGAAGTGAATAAATAGCAGAATCTGTCCAAACCACGATCTCCTGCCTAGTCTGCCGCGCTGTAATAATTTCTGATCCATCAGAAAGGCGTAGCGATCCAGCTTGATTTGTTATCGATGGGTACCAATTAGTTACAGACTCTTGATCCCCCCAACGAATAAGCATGGGGTCGAGGGTTGCTGATCCAATCTCGTTAGTGCCAAAAACAATTAAGAAGCGAGATATATCAGACACCAACAAAAAGTTTTGTACCGTCGGCACGTCAACAAGTTCAGAAATACTGTGAGTTCCAGACTGAGTGCCAGTAGTATCAATAAGCGCCCCAGTAATCGTGGCAGATAAATTGGCAGTTAATTTATCAACATTCCGCAAATAATACGTAGTCCCCGCAGTTAACCCTGTAGGTAGTGCCCCTGTGGTTGCAAGTTTAATTGCCGTACCTTCAGCTAAAACAGTAGACAGCGTAATGACGCAAGGCGTTGCAATCGTAAGCGTAACCGTACCACCAGTTGAGCTTAGTAAAACGCCCCGTGTATTTACCGTGCCTGTTGCATCCCAGTAATAAATAGGCCCACCACGAGGACCAAAAACAAGATCCTCTCCGAAGTTAGCGTTATCCCAAATACGCAAGGCAATAGAAGAACCTGAGCCACTCCCCCACACCCCAGTACCCCAAGTACCTGCGCCCCATCCAGTAAGAGGCACCTGAACAGATGGACCTGTATTAATTTGATAGGCTGCGGTGACAGTGCCGCCACCGGGAGATCCTGAAACGTCTGTAGCGTTTGCCGTACCTGTTACTGTGATGGTGTATGAGTTAGTGTTGATGAAGGTGATTTGATGCTCTTTGTTGAGCATCGCGGCTGTGATGTTGCCCCCTAAACCTGTGGCCCCGCTAAAAGTTACAAAATCCCCATTAAGTGCACCGTGCGAGGAGTCTGCAACCGTAATAACTGAACTGTTTAGTGTAGCTGTAAATGGGTTAGTCAGTGTGACTGTTTCACGGATAGGCGTGATGTCGTAATAAGACCCACCTTGCTCAATGTAATACTTTAGGTTTGTGCCAAGCCCTAATAGATTTTGAAAAGACAGCGTGACCCAGTTGAACATGGATCGGCACACACCAAGAAATGTACTGGAAGAAATACGCTGCCAGCCACCTATTTTTTCAGGAGTACCTTGGCGAAACCGTACCTTGTCAGATACATACCAACCGTTCTCGTTAGTGTAACGAGTATTTTCTTTATTAACTCCGGGCTTTAATAAGATCTTCTTAAGTGGCATTGCTCACCTCATCAATGCAGCTTCTGCCGCCCTGCGGCGTGTGAGACCAGGGAGAACGCGACCCGCAGCTTTGTTCCAGAGCAAGCACTGCTTGGCTGCACCATCCCAGTCCCCCGCATCAATACGTTTCTTGAACGTGGAAACCCGATAGTTTCCTAGGCCACAATTGTAGACCCAGCTAGTCACAGCGGCAATGCGTCGGGGTAGTGCGGTTTGAATCCTTGGGGACATCTTAAAAAGTCCCCTGAGAAAGTATTCAACGTGGTGATCCAAGGCATCTTCACACTGTTGCATGGTCCAAATTGTGCCGGGATTAATGTCAGGACCGGTTGCTCCCCAGCCAATCGTCCAAGGATGCCCACGGGTTCCGGGGTCAGGATAAGCTGTTACTCGTCCGTCAGGCAAACGCTTTGCTAGCCCTTCAAAGGGCTTGATAAGGACATCTTTGCAAAGCTTCTTTGCCTCTTCATTCATGCGTCAACCCTGTTGCGCTTTGAGCAGTTTAATGACGCAGGTATTACTTGCAGATTATTTGGTACATGAAGA